ATCCATGATGTCTTTTAGATATTGTTCTGCCTTCATCTTCGGCAAGTTACCAACATCTACATAAAATATTCTTCTTTCTGGAGCTCTTGTAATACGATAAATTACTACTGCGTTCTCCATCATTCTTAATTGGTTTGCTGGCCTAATTGCCTTATGTAAATATGATAATGCTATATTCTTATCATGATCTACCAAACCACTTGGTGCGTATGCTATGGCGTCTTTTGTTATCTTCAGCCCTTGCTGATTTTCAGGTGCTACATAAGCTCCTGGTTTGGAAGTAACTCCTTTATCATTATAGATAAAGAACTCTTCCACTGCTTTAACAAACATTACGCCAGAAGGATTTTTTTCCTTCTTGACTTCACGCACTTTCCTAATTTTTCTAGGATCGATATATCTAATATCTTTAATACCCTGTTTAGGGTTTTCCATATCAATTACTTTATGGAAAAAGATTTTACCGTCGATATACCATCTTCTATAATAATCCTGGGCTCTATCTTTAAAGTCCAGCATGTTTTTAATTAATTCAAATTCTTTCTGGATTGATTTTCTGACGGATGAAGATAAATCTACATCGTCTAAGTTAAGTTCGACGGGGCTCTCATTTTCTAACTGTGCAATAGACTCATTTATAATGTCCTCTACTGCTGTATCTACATCCGCCATACCAGCGATGTCTCGATACCTTTTAATCAATTCTGATTCTGTTTGGGCTACACCTTCAAGGTCCATATAGGTACCATAGTACCCACCCGCTCGAATCGACTCTATTGAGCCGTCATCTGAAGGAGCAACAAACGATTTCTCGTTTGCTGCGTTATCCTTCCGCTTAATTTCAAATCCAAATAAATCCATAATTTTATATCCTGTTCTCGGTTCCCATTATTGGGACTACCTTAGAAATTATTGTAATGTTGATATTGGAATGTAACTGTAAATTCCTCAATAATATCGTTCTGTGCATATTGTAATGCTACTTCTGACATATTAATTGGGAAAGCATCTTCCAGAACATAAGTTCCTTTAGTTATTGTACTTCCATTTCTATCTAAATGATTAACTGTAATCTCTCCGTAGTACTCTGAAGGTTGGACTTCACCGGCATTAGTTGCCTTGTTATTAATTTTTTCCATCCACTCTTCCATCGCAGTTCTTAATGATTGTTTAGTATCATTAATAATGGTTATTGTAAAAGGATCAAAAATCCTTTCACCTGCCATTTTTACTTCCCTGCCTCTGTATTGAGTAATTACTGGGTTAACAGTAGAAGCTGGTATAGCCGCTCCACTTACTAGCAATCTAGCATCTGGTGTTGGTGTGGTGGTTACTACTGATGGCCAAGCAAAGAAGATCTCAAACTGATTGGGACGAGCACCGCCTCCAGATAGTTGTTGTTTAAAGTTTGATATTGACATTTGTTTCTCCTTAGTCTAATATTTATAAGTTACGCGCCGACTTCTTCGAACTCAACGCCTGTTCTTGTTGCTACAAAGTTGAGGGTTATAAAGTTAATACTTCTAGTAGGTTTGATAAAGATATCAGCTACGAACTGATTGCTATCAACAACCTGTCCTGTATTATTACTCTCATCACACACTACTTTAAAGTCGTGTATGCCTCTTCCGCCTTGAACATTTCTTAAGAAAGGTTTAACAATGTTTACAAATTGGTTTCTAGTAAACGCATCATTGAATTCAAACAATTGATATTTAGCTGAGGTTGCAATTGCTTTTTCTAAAACAATAAACAATCTTCTTACATTAATTCTATCAAAAGCACTAGGTTGTGAAAGTAATGTTTTGTCTCCAAACAATATAATTCCATTTCCTGGTGAATTAATAACTGGGTTTACACCAATTTTATATAAGTTGTCTCTATTAGTTTTGTTAGGACTCCAAGCTAATTTAACTGCGTTTCTAATTTGTCCACGGTTAAAACCTGCTGGTGAGTACCAAGCTTCTCTATCTAGATCTGTTGCGACACAAAGTCCTGCTGTATCTCCGTTTAATGGTACCCAACGGTATACATCGTTGTAACGGTCATACATATATTTCCAGTTACTATCCATAAAACTGTAAGATGTAGCTGCTAACAAACCTTTGTCTGCTGTAATTGATGTTTCTTCACTACCTGCATTGTTTACACATGATGCAAACTGTGGTGAGTGGAATGAAATACAATCTTTTCTTGTTTTAGCAATGTTATCTTGTACAAATTTCTGATCAGTAGTACCGATAGAACCTGTAATAAGTAATGAAACATCAGTCTGTTCTGCATCTGAGAACAATGTCCAAGATGTTTGTATATCGCCTGAGTCAGGACTATCTGAAACTCCACCTGTTAGTGAACAATAGCCTTCTGCTGTTGTAAATCCACTTGTATATGCAGTACCTGTTTTACCTGTACCCCATGTAGAGTCGCCTGCTGGATGGTCTGTCCAATAAATGTATTTAGATTGTGAGTTAATTACGTCTTTGTAGAATAATGAACCACCTTCTAATGCTCTGCAATCTGATGCTTTAGACACAGCCTCGAATCTTTCAAGAACTGTTCCAATTGTTCCTGAGAACAATCCGTCTTCGTCGACTACGACAATGTGCATCTGATCGTTTGATCCGCCTGCCTGTAATACATCAATAGATGTTAAAGGTGCTTGATCAAATTCATTTTTGTAATTCCAATCTGTAGCTAAGACTGCAGTAGCTGTTGCTCCTGAACCGTCGCCTCCGATTGTTATAGCAGGAACAGCCTCGTATCCATTACCTGGATTAGTAATAGTGATTGCTGTTACGGCTCCACCACTTACTGTTGCTGTACCTGTAGCTGTAATACCTGCACCTGGAGCTGCAAAAGTTACTGTTGCTGATGTGTAACCAGATCCACCTGCTGTTACAGTTGCCGAAGCTACTGAATTGGTGTCAAAGTTACTAGAATCTGCAAAAGAAACTCTTAGACTGTTGCCTAAGGCTCCTGGGTATTTAGCTGCCCACATTCCATTGGTTCCTGAACCAGTAGAATGGTTGTTGAAATAGTCTTCGCTATTAGTAATAAGAACAGATGTACCACTTTGTACTGCGTTAGTTGCTGTTGTTGAATCTACTGATCTGACTACTTTTAAGTTGTTTCCATAAGCCAAGAATGACGCCGCTGTAAGGAAATCCTTAGCTGTTGTGTCATTAGGCTTTCCGAATCTAGCGACTAAGTCGTTCTCGGAACTAATTGTTGTGATCTCGTCTGCAGGTCCCCATGCGAAGTCACCAACAAAAGCACCCGTTGTGGTTGCTACTGAAGGGACTACACTAGTTAAATCTGTTTCTTTTACAAGAACACCTGGTGATAGCTGAAATGCCATGTTTTTCTCCTCGGTTTATATTATCTTATGTTAAATTTAATGACACAAGTTTTATTATCATCCAACTATTTATACATCATAAAAGTTCTAAATTACATTTTGTAATTACGGTTATTTATAGTGTAATTACATTACCTATTAATCAGATTCTTTAGTTTTTGTTGTAAGTTTGCTGGATTATATTCATCTTCTAATAGCCAAACATCTTCTCCTATGACTTCAAACTCTGGTTCTTGTCCGTCTAGTCGTATATAAGGAGTAAGACTACTTTCTATTTCTCCCATTTGCTGTCCGTATAACCCTTCTCTAACATTAACATCTGTCATATCCTTAAAGAAGTTTTGACTAGACAACCAGCCAAACAATACCATGCACATAACTAAATCATCGTGATAACCCTCATCTGCTTGATAAGAATTAGCTTTCTCAATAAAAGTTGATATCTCATGTATAATATGCTCATCAAATATCAATAATTTTTGTTCTTCTAGTAGTGATTTAAATGTAAAACACCCTTGTCTTTTAACTGCTTTGGAAGTATTGACACCTAATTTAGTTGCTTTACCAAAGCCTGGACTAACATACTGTCTTTGCTGTTCAGTAACCGTAGTAAGAATATTCTCATACTCTACTTCTTGATGTAATATTTCTACTACTTGTTGTCCTATATCGTTTACTTCTACTAGAATAAATGCGTTGTTATAGTCCCTACCTACCTTTCCAATTACATCTGGGAATAGCATAGGAGCTATTGAATTATCTCTAAACTTTGCTACTACCTTGTATGGCATAGCTGTAATGTCTACTACTACGAAAGCAGAATAATCTCCACCAATACCTCTGGCAGTATCACATGCCATTGCGTAGTATCTACCTTCCTGTGGAGCTTCGTATATATCTAAGCCATTGTTAGTATACTCTGGTTCTTTTGTACTTAATCTACCTATAGTTGTAGCATTAATTAAAGTATTTGTTGAACCTAGGAACTCGCACATAACCTCCTGGTTAAATTTAACTTCACCTAAGAGTCCTTTTTGTTCCTCTAACCACTTCTCATCTCTTCCTGGTATCTCATAGTAAGGTATGAACATGTGTTCAAAGCCATTTTGTTTTTTCTCTGCCTCATTCCAGAACTTCCAGAAGTGATTATAACCTAGTGGTGTAGATGTAAGTAGGATCTTTGTTGTTTCACCAGCTGAGATAGTAGGATAAACAGAAGTAAAGAACTCGTCTGCTATGTTGTTAGGTATGATTGCTGCCTCATCAATGTACAACCAGTTAACTGATTTACCACGAATAGCGGATGCTGTTGTAGCTGCTGAGAGTACTTTACTATTGTTCTCTAATTCTACATCACCCTTATTCCATACTCTAACACCCTGTTGCATCCACAGAGGTAAGTTCTCATACATAATTTGGTATCTGTTTAATACTTCCCTAGCTGCTGAGGCTTTGTTAGCCATAATAGCTACTGTTTTATCTTCTTGGAATATTGTGTAGTGTAATATACACGCAGCTGCTGTTACTGTTTTACCTTGCTGTCTACCTTCCATTAAAATTACTTTTCTCTCATTCATTATGAGATCTACTTTGCCTTTCTGACAATCGAATAATTTAAATGGTTGTAATCCTTTGTCTAGTGTAACAATCTTGACATAGTTTTCTATAAAATACTTAGGATCTTTCTGACATTTGACATACTCAGATATTTCTTCTGCTGTGAAATCATGCTGATATGCTAATGGTTTAAGATTAGGATTACCGTGATATGATACTTGTTCAGGTTGTGCCATTATCGTCTTGTACTTCGCCTTCTATAATGTCTTTAGCTTGTTCGCCTTTTAATGCTTTTAATAATTCTTTTGTACTACCTACAAACATGTTGTTCTGTGTTGTAATTTGTTTACCTTTAGGATCAACACCAGATATACGCTTATGCTTTTCCTGTACTTCTAGCATGTCCTTAGCTGTGTCTTGTAAGTTTTTAATTAATCCACCTGCTACTTCATAAGCACGAGGTTGATCTGAGTTTCTAGCTATGTGTAATATACCTTCAATAGCCTCAGCATTATATGCCTCAGCCTGTTTAAGTATACTCCTAGCGTATTGTAAGTCTTCTTCTTGTTGTTTTGCGTGTAGCTTTTCTTTATCTGCCTCAGACATATCTATTGCTGGTAGTTGTCTTTCTTCTTCAGATTTTTTAAGATTAGTTTCTAAAGCTTTTGTTATTTCTTTTGTTTTAAATGCTTTGTCTAATTCTTCAAAGCCACTATTCTTCGTAGTTTTCATCAAATTCCTCCAAGAATGTATACGAGTCAGCCGGTGTGGCTGATAAAGGATTAACACTTGCTGTTACAGTTCCTTTATTACTTCCAGTTTTACTGAGACTAAATGGTGTTAATTCGTTACCGTCTTCATTAAATATATTAGCAATAGCAGTTTTAATTACTTCTGCATTACTTACATGGCTATAAAAATTAAGTCTCATAGTAAAGTTAAGTGTCCAAACGACACTAAGTCTGTTGGCGTATTCGCCTTCGTATTCATCTTCATAACTAACATTATCTAATGTAATTTTTAAATCTCTTTTGATTCCCATTGCAGGGAGATCATTTATTGTAATATTAAAATCAGGATTAAAATAAGGAAGTATTTGTTCCAGTATCTGTAATCCATCATCTTGGTTCTTCGCAAATATATATAATGCTAAATCCATGTTCCATGGAGCCGATGCAAATACTTGTCTTACTGTATTGACATCATCTCCTGTACCTACTACTTTTGTTTTTTGTATAGGTCCTACTTTTCTAGCAGGGTCATAGTTTAAACCGTTAATTTCAAACCCCATTCTAGGTAGTGTTAACGCTACTTCGCCTCTAGTAGTTGTATCTGTTACCCTTGCTATCCTAGTCATAAACTTTTGTTTTGTAGAATAAGATAAAGGGACTCTTAGTGCTTGTGTAACTGCACCCGCTGAATTCTTTCTTTCAATGTTTATATCATTGAATATTGTACCAAAGGATATAATAGCTTTTCGTATATGTTGATTATAAAAATGTTTATCCTTAAACATACTAAGCTCCTATCTCACCAAATGGATTTCGTTCACTGAAGTCTAATATACCTTCTAGTGTTAGTAAGTTATCAAAGTCCTGGTTGTCTATTGGTTCTGATACTGATGTTTGATAAGCCTCACTAATTAAACTTCCACTATCTTCTTTAAGTAATAAGTAATTATCTTCTGTTTTAAGTTGATACTCTAACATGTCTTGAGAGTATTTTGTTTCTATGCCATCTATAGCTTCAATACCTGTAGCCATATCTTCTGAGCTGTACTCGAATAGTTCAACTGTCAATCTAAATACATGTATAGCATTTGCTTGATAAAATGGATTTTGAAAATCTACATATTTAATTTCAAACAATGACTTTGTTTTGTCAAAGTAAATTAAATCTCCTTCGGAAGGTCTAGCTGCTTGTGTAGGTACAATAGCTTGTCTTTGTACCATGTCTTCCCATCTTCTTTTTGCTAATATAAAAGTAGCTTGATCTCTAACTTCCATACCAAATCGTGTGAAGATATCGCCTTGTCCTTCAAAGCCTTGTACATTTTCCAAATACATTTCTAAAGGATATGCCTGTGTAAATCTTGACAAAGTATCTTCATCAAAGATTGTATCCTTTTTAATTATGGTTCTGGGTAAGTAAAAAACATCGTGTCCATATATTTTTAGACTCTCGATGATAAGGTCCTCTATTAGGCGACCCTCTGCTGTGTTACCTATACCCGTGCCATTTTGAAAAAAGAAATTGGTTGGCATAAGATTATCCTATCATAAACTGAGGTGGCAATTCATATCGTAGTTGCATTTCTGATTCTATTGCCTGTATCTCTTGTATTGCCTCGTTGTATATGGTTTCTCCGTTTAGAGTCACTCCACCTGGCATCTGTATACCTGCAAACTTTTTCAGATTATCGCCCCATTGTTTTTTAAATAATGCTGTTGTATATTTCTTAAGAAACATATCATCATAGACTTCTGAATATGTTGCTGGATCTACAATAGCGTATGCCTCTGCAACAATAAAGTCTCCTATATTAAATGTTTTATCCCAATCAGTATCTATATAAAGTTTATCAGTCTTTCTATTAAAACGAATTTGTCTATCACCTGTTAATAGTTTTTCTAGTGTTGTTAAATGAGATTGTACGACTGAATAATATATCATGTCTGCTCCCATTAAGTTATATAGATCGTTCATTCTAAATTGATACATCATATCAAACAGCTGTCCATCTTTTGTATTGTTGGTAGCTGCTCCACCGAAATTAAATACTCTTGTTATTCCTAATATGTTATTAGAAATAGGGAGATATCCGTTTTCGATATCTCCCTTAATATAAAAATCCGTTGCGCCCAATGTCGCTGTAGCTCCTGATATACTACCAGTGATTTGTTCTGATGCAACGAAAGTTCCAGATTTCATTAACTCCACATATATGAACTGACCCGTAGAGTCCGAACTGTCTGCTTTGGCAATGGCACCGGAAGTTCCGCCCACCAAATCCTCTCCCCTAGTAAAATTACCAGCTAGGTTGGCAGTAAGCTTTATCTTAGAACCCACTACTTGATGTTTGACAAATGTTTTTTCTACACCATCGAAATGATACTCTTGAAAGAACTGCAAGGAGTCGTCCATACGATCCGAGAGTTGACTCTCATCAACATTTATTTCTATTACAGGATGCCCTAGTCTCCTAAGGCAATAGTCCTGTAAGTCTGTTCTGCTAGCTAAAGCCATCTTCTACCTACCTTAATTTAATTTAGTACCACTAACATTATATATAGCCGTTCCAGTGATTGTAGCTGTTGAGCCCTCTCCCTGTGAGTGAGAAACAGTAATACCATCTCCTCCACTTACTTGCGCCATATAATTACCAGTAGTATCTGTTCCTAGTGCAACACTATTAGCTGCAATAGTTAATGCTGTAGCAACATCTCCTGAACCATCTACAGAACCTGTACCAGTAACATCACCTGTAAAGGATAATGTTCTAGCAGTTGTCCAAGCTCCTGCTGTTGTAGCAGTTGCTGCGTTTCCTGTAGTATTTTGGTCTCCCTCTGCGTTCACACCAGGCAAGTTAATGTCTGCTGAGCCGTTGAATGAAACACCACCAATACTTCTAGCTGTTGCTAAAAGTGTAGCTGTTGCTGCATTACCTGAGGTATCTTGGTTACCAGATGCGTTAACACCAGGTAAGTTAATGTTTGCTGTACCATCAAAAGATACTCCACCAATATTTCTAGCATTAGATAATGCTGTTGTTGTTGCTGAATTACCTGTTGTTGAACCTGAACTACCACTTATGTTACCAGTAACATTACCTGTAAGATTACCGAATACGGTAGTTACATTTAAGTCCTTATTAAGATTCCATCTATCATCAGATGAGGAATAAGTAAGGGTTGCTGATGAACCGTCTACTGTAAGTCCTGCTCCGTTAGCTGCTGCTGCGTCGGCTGCACCTTGGGCTACTGTGATGTTAAGATCTGCAACTGTTAAAGTTGTAGAGCTAACTGTAGATGTTGTACCTTGAACTGTAAGGTTTCCTGTTACTGTTAAAGCATCACTTACTTGTACAATACCTGTACCATTACCTGCTAATACTAAATTAGTATCTGCTGATCTTGATGTAAGTGAGTCTGAAGATAAGCCTGAACCAAATGTAATTGCATTACCTGCTGAGTTAGTAATATTATTACCGTCCTCAATCTGTACTGTAGATTTAAGTGCAATAAGACCAGTTCCTGTAGCATCCAATTGGACGTCTCCAGAACCTGATGTTTGTACACTAACATTTTGGTTAGCATCCGCAGATACAACAATTGAACCTGAGGAATCTTCTAATACTTTTTGTCCATTAACATATAAAGAACCAGGTCCTACAAACAAATCACTCCATTGTAGTGATGAGCTACCAAGTGAAAATGTATCATCTGCACTTGGGAATAGTCCTGTTGAAGTCATGTTCATAACTTCTGTTCCTGCTGCGTCGAATCTAATCTTGTCTTCGTCTGCAGACTCTTCTACTTGTATTTTAGTATCGGCATCGGCATCTGTGATACCTTTTGCTATTACTGTATTAAAAGTAGGGTTACTAGTTGTTGCTATAACCTGAGGTATACTGAAAGTAGTACCGCTAAGTGTGACACCTGTTCCTGCTGAATAAGTAGTATTTGTGTCAGTTGCATTTATTGTTGTTCCAGATATTGCTAGGTTTGTACCTAAATCTAAAAACGCAGTTGCACCTGCGCTATCATCCCAAAATATAATCTGATCATCATTTGGGTCTGCTAAGCTTTCTAAGCCTAGGTGGGATAAGTTTACTGTAGCACTACCGCTAGTTGCGCCTCCTGAAAGTCCTGTGCCTGCTACGACTGCCGTTATATCTCCAGCTTCTATCTCTGAAAATCTGGCTAGTCGAATACCGCCTGCTGTTGAACCGTCATGGACACGAACTGTATCTAGCGTAGTATCTACGGAAATCTCACCTACCGCACCAGTGAAAGCTTCATTTTGAGCGGTTGTTCCGCGTCTAAATTGTACTTGTGTTGGCATTGTTTTCTCCTAAAAATTAATATGTTCCGCCGTCTATGCTAGATCCATCATCCATGGCACTAGCTGATATTGTTCCGGAAATGTTTCCTATTGGAACATTTCCACTTATGTTACTTGCAGAAGCGAGCATTAACTCGGTTCCGCCAGCTGTACTCCCATCATGGACCCTAATAGAATTATTTGTTGTGTTTATCGAAAGCTCACCGACAGCACCTGTGAACGAATTGTTCTGTGCTGTTGTGCCTCTTCTAAACTGTACTGTAACTGCCATCTATTTGTCTCCTTTAAAATAGGTTGATATGTTTAACTGAAGGCCCCAAGGTCTTCTGTTGCTAAACGATATTTTATTGCTGTATTCAGATCGTATATTTGATCCAACAATTCACCGAAGGCATCTGTACTTAAAGCCGATGCCACCGAACCATAATCTCCTGTTGGAAAAACTAACGACTGATCGCTTTCAGTAAAATTTGCAACCGTTATAATAGAATCATTAGAGTCTCTTACAAATAATTTCTTATCTGCTGTATTAAGAGCAATTTCACCTGCAACTAGATCACTAGTTGATGGTGCCGATGACGCTGTTTCCGATTTCTTTATTTTTATTACCGTTGCCATTGTTTTGTTTCCTTAGTTTATGATTCTGTATTTTCAAATCTGGGATCAGGTATTAATGGCAAAGGGCCATCAACTTTTCGATTGTAACCTTTAGGTCTAGGTGCCCTCACCATTGGTGTTTTGGGTTCCTTTACCTCAGGTTCTACAGGTGCCTCAACAATAGGTTCCGGAGTAGGCTCTGGCTCAGGTTGAGAGTAAGTACTCTGTTCCTGAGGCAAAGGCTGAGGCTCTGTTGGAACCTCTGCCTGTCTCTCTTTAACTAGTTGTTCTTCCTGCAATCTTATCTGTTCTCTTTTCTCGAAAATACCGAGTCTTGTTTTTAATAAAATATTCTCTTGGTTCAGAGTATTAATCTGATTTGCCAAGTTATTAATATATTCATTTAATAATTGTTCGTCCATCTCAATTTATTCCTATTTTATAATGTTAGTATGAACCGCCGTCAACATTACCAAACTCTGGTGTACCACCAGCGCCTGCTTGTAATATTTGACCTTGTGTTCCTGCTGCTGTAACTTGTAAAACACCTGTTCCATTACCAAACAAAATACCTTTGCTTGTGAATGAGCCAACACCAGTACCACCATCTGCTACTACTAAATCAGTGATACCAGTAATAGTACCGCCTGTGATAGTTGCTGAGGATGATTCTAAGTTTGCTACTAAAGTGCCAACTGTATAGCCAGTACCTGAGGTATTAACTGTTGTTGTTGGTGCTTCTTGTAGGTCTTTAAATAGTTTCCATTTTCCAGAGTCATTAGCGTCTCTGAAAATACCACCGTATATATCTTGTGAACCACTAGTGTCAAACAAACCATACAGACCAATGTCAACGACATCAGATGTATTGTTGCCTGTAGCTAGTGAGATCAATGGATCTGCTACGGATAGTGTTGTGGAATCTACAGTTGTAGTTGTTCCTGATACTGTTAGGTTACCTGAAACTGTAGCGTTTCCGCCAATAGTAACATCATCTGGTAATCCAATAGTAATCGTATTGTTTGAAACTGTTGTTTCGATTTCGTTCGCTGTACCAGTAAAGTTAAGAGTATCTGTACCTACTGTTACAACATCATCAGAACCACTATCGGCTCCAATTGTTAATGCTGAACTTGTAGATGCTGTTGATACTGCTGTAAGTCTACCTTGTGCGTCAACTGTGATAACGGGAATAGTACTAGCTGAACCATATGATCCTGCTGATACCGCTGTGTTATCTAGTGTATGGGTTACAGTATTGCCTGAAACTGCTGATGTAATACCAGTTCCACCTGCTAAGGTGAATGTTTCTGAGTCTGTAATTGCTCCAGTACCAGAGTCACCGGCAATGCCGACGTCTGTCATGTGTGCTTGAGCATCTACATAGGCTTTAACTGATTGTTGAGTTGGGATAAGTGTAGCACTATCGCTAGTCATA